TACCGGGGAGTTCATTCAAGAACTCTACCCCATCATCTATTGTAAGACCCTTAACTTCAAGGTCTCTTAATCTTCCAAGCAATATGTGTGAGTCTGAGTCCACTTTCTTGCCATTCCACCAAACGGTTCCCACGACTTCCTCATCCTTGCCGTAAGCAATGAACTCAATCTCGGACTCTTTTGTCTCTTCTTTAGGCATTAGGTCCCTTCCATTTCTTTGCTTCTTGAACTTCCCTAAGTCTCTTCTGGCGAACTTCTTCACTCTGCCACCCCGTCTCGCCTGGGGGTGCGCCGTGGCGCTTCTCTTTCTCTATCTCCGCTGGTGACTTAACCCTCGTGCCGTGTTCCATTCTATAGGCGTTGCCCTTACCGCCGCCCACACGCCTATCCTCCCTAGCGCTTTTAACCTTCTCTTCTAGCTCGTCGAACTTCTCTCGGTAACCTTCAGGAACGATGTTGAACATGCGGCGCTCTCGGGTCTTTAGGTTTTCAGTCTTAGTATACAAATCGACGTACTCTTTCCTAGCCTCTTTGGCCTTTTTGGCTAAGGGTTGAATTGCTTCCTGCATCGCCCAATATTCATCGTTTGGATCTTTATTGAGCCTCTTGAACTCCATGATTTCATGTTGAAGATCTTGGTAGGGCTTCATCGCAGCATCCTGCTTAGCCTTAGCCTCTTTTAGTTGAGGAGCGTTGAGGGCCTCTATCATGTCGTCTTGTTTGTTTTTAGCAGCCAAGACCCACGGGGCACCTGGGTTTCTGTAAGCCTCGGCGGCGGCCTTCTCTGACCGTACCTCTTGTTCGTAGGTATAGTTCTCTCCTACGCCCAGCCTTGTCATCATAACATATGGTTCGGCTCTGACGTTGGCAGGGTCGATGAACACTCCTACCTGGTCGAAGCGCTTTGCTACGGCGTGGTGCGGGCTGTCTGGGTCAGCTACGTTGCTGTCAATCCAGTCTACCATAAAGTCTTCGAAGCGAGCATTGCCTATTAGGCGATCCCTTGTGGGGTCGCCTTGGAAAGCGTCATAAGGCAAGTTGCCATCATTCTCGTCAGCGACGTGCATAACATACTGCATGCGCATATAGGTCTGAGCTATTTGCCACTCCTGGAGGTGATCGCCGTGGGCCTGCCTCATGTCACCATAGGAGGTCTTCTCAAGGCGCTCCCGCACACTGGCGGGTATCTTCAAGTGCCTGCCGGTGGCCTTGAACCCCTCATGTACTTTGCTTCTATATGACTGAAGTCCTGGCTCAAAACAATAGCCGTGGTCAATAGCTTGTATGTCCGAGAAGTCCTCATTAACCATAAGGTTCTCAACGTGCCTATCAGTGTTGTTGTGAACCATGTCCATGATTGTTATCCTGGACAGTTGTTCAACAGCTGCGTCCTTGTCTGGAGCCAGGTCTAGTAGGCCTTGAACTAGGTTGGCACCATCACTTTGTTTCGAAGGACCTTCGGGACGGTGGTAAATACTGTCGATGGCTGTCATGGTATTGCGGTAATCATCCAGCCAAGCCATACCACTGGATGGTTGCTTGTCCTTGGTTGAAATAAAGGTGGGCGAGCATCTGTCGCCACATCCGCCCAGAACAAAGCCCGAGTATGCAGAAGCTTCTCTTTGAATATCAGAGCCAAACGCTGCGTTACCTGGCTTCGTAAGCTTTGATCCGTTTCCGTCTATGTCCTGTTTGAACGTATCATTTATGCCTGCCAAGCCCTCGCCTGACTCCTCCATCTTTTTCATAGAAACAGAGTTGATTACTTCTCCGTTCTGGATGTGGTCTTTGGCTTCGGCAACTGAGTGCTCTTTGTGGTTGTAGTCCTTTATTTTCTGTCTCGCAACGAGGCTCTCTTCTGGGGACATAGTTGGTCGTTCGTTGCCTTCTTCCTCGCCCTCGCCTACCTCGGCCCAACCCTTAGGACGCCTCCACGCACCACTATCATCGGCTTGTTCCCAGCCCTTGTTCACGGGAGGGACCCCTGGGTTTGGTGCCCAGTAATCATATTTATCAGAATCTCCAGCAGGTTCTTCCTGTTGCTGTGTGGGTTCTGTCTTGGTCGCGTGTGCGGATACATCTAGAGCAGGAGCGTCACCTCCTAGTTTTGGCAAACTACCTGGCTTAGGCGTCTTGTCACCTTGATTGCTTGGTGCGCCATGAGGCTTGATTGTGGCGGACATGGTGCTTTTGTCAACAGCCTTGCTGATCTGCTCCTTGTACTTGAACTCGTCTACAACTACCAGCTTGCCGTTCTTCCAGCCCATACCTGCGGGGACGTACACCAGCTCGCAGAAACAGTTAGGGTGTGCCGGGGGCATAACTGGACGCCAACCCAGATGCAGGCCGTGCGTGCGTGCGTGACTAATGCCGGGGTCGGCGTTGGTACCCTGTCCTACAAGGTCCGATAGTTTGAATGTTCTGGGATCGCCTGTCTCTGAGAGATACAGGTTTTCGCAATCCTTGCATGCTCCCCTGTTGGGAACTACGCTAACGATAGACTGCGCACCCTCAGAGGTGGAGTAGATGTCCACCTTGTTGGAGATCGCCATAGCGATGCCACGAGTCTTGGCTCTGTGCATCTCTGTTACGATTAGCTTACGGAACCCAGCTGTGAGGTCGGAGCCTAGCTTGTTGCCTACAGAAGTGGCTAGCTCCTTGCGGGTCTTCTTCTCTGCGATGGCCAATGCCAGCTCTTCCTGAATGATGTCCTTTGCGGCGGCATCAGCGAGGAGGTCTTGGGTGGCTTTGTTCACACGCGCAAAAGCTCCAGCGGCAGCCTCTTCTGACAGGGTCTGAAGACGGCGCGAGGCGTGGAGCTTTGCTTCTCTAATTGCGAGCTTCTCGATGGAAGAGAACTTTCTCTTCTTGAGCAGCGAGAGCTTCTCTAGGGTGATGTCTTTATACTCGGATTTCTTGGAGAGCGCACTGATCCTACCAAGAACGAAGGAACTTTCTATAAGTCCTACCTCGTCCCCCAGGTCAAGCCTTCCGTAGTCCTTCAGTTCAGCTAGCTCCTCTTTTGAGACTAGCTCTTTACCGAGCAACTTTACGGTCAGCCAATTGATGTGTATACGCAGAATCCTGCGTAATGACGCTAACCGATTGTCCATCGTTTATCTTATTTTACTTCTTAGGTGGGTTTATAAGGACCCGATTTCGGGTTGTTGGCCTTAGGGCTAGGTGTCTTTTTAGGCGCAGGACCAGTAGCCACATCCAGGCTGCTTGGCTTCTTCCCGTCTACGCGAATCACACCTTTTTCTGTATCCTCGTCGTCTTCATCACAGCCCTTATCCAAAGCTGGGTTTGGCGGAAGGGAGGCTTTAGACATGTAGGACTTGATTACCTCATCTGGGTCTACTTCCTTGTCGGTGGAGATGGACTTAGACTTGCTGACTTTGTCCGCCTCTACGTAAAGGCTGTAGTCTTTAGGCTCAACAGAGCTTGGGCGGTTCGTAGAATAGCCAGTTCCATCGGCATCTCTTTGTCGCTCAATCGCTGTCCTACCTTTGACAACATAACCATCATCCGCCTCTTTGAAAAGGGGGTTAGGGTCACTTTGTCGCAATGGCTTGGGCGAATCTTTATATTCTGACATGTTATTTTCTTCCTAGGAACTCTCTGATTTCGTCCAAGTGGACTGAGAGGTTTAGCTGACTGACTCCTGGGGTGTAAAGAGATACTACTCCTACGAGTTCCCCGTTCATGGTTATTACTGGTCCACCTGAGTTACCCTGGAAAACCGGGGTTTGGTGCTGAAAGAACTTGCTTGTCTCTCCGAACTTCTCAATAAGCCTAATCCCGCTTGATACGATACCAACTGTGTACGACCAGAGAGCGGAGTTTGGGTGGCCTACGATATAGACCGTCTCCCCTATGTGGGGGGCTCTGCGCCCAACGTGAATAACCGTGTGGGCTGGTAAACGTGATTTCTCTTCTTTTACAACTCTAAGCAGCGCTAGATCCGCTGACTTATACATCTTTATTACTTGGAACGTTGTGAAGTGTCTCTTCCCGAAGGTTCCGTCTGTAGCCGCAAAATCGCTATAGGTGGCTACGTTGATTCTATCGCCTATTTCCGTTACGCAATGATTGGCCGTCAATACTTCATATTCGCTAATAAAGGAGCCCGTGCAGAAAGCCCACTGGTCTCCTTCCTTTTCAAAGAAGCTTTCAGGGGCTACCAAGGCAACCGTTGAGTTCGAAGAGTTGCCTACCTGTTTCCCTGGGATAACAGGCTTAGGGAGGTGATTACAACTGCAAAGAACGATTAAGAGAACAAAGAGGTATCGCACATACGGCCTTTCACTCCCCTTTGAACATTTCAGATACTTGGTATTTCAGACTAAGAAGCATTTCTTCCAGTGAGCCGGTAGCTTCTGCGATCAGCTCCCTCTCCGCTGCGTTGTTTGGGACGAACTGGCCGTCCTCCTGCTGCTTAGCTGCAAGACGACTCAGCCCTTTGCTGACGAGGTTTAGTTCCTCAGCCGAGAGATTTGTCTTGACTTTCATATTACGAACGAGTCTGGTGACGACCTGGAGCAGAACCACCACCGCGACCGGCGTTGTAGTTCATCTCTTCCTGTACGTGCTTAGCTACTTCAACTCGGATTGCCATAATCTCTTCTGGTTGAATTCTAAGCTGTACTGCAGCGATGGTACCGGAAACGTAGGCGTTCTCCATACCATGGAACTGCTGTGGAAAGAGAATGCTTAGGCATGTCTTTTCCTCGTTGTTGAGCTGGTCTACTCCGCCGCCATCCTTGGCGCGGTGAAGAGCATCAACAACCTTGCTGACTGCATATCCCATGTCAAGCTCACCCGAAAGATATCGGCGGAAGAACTCATTGCCGCTAACGCGGTCTACTGGGGTGCGGTACTGGGCAGTTGGGCGAGAGATCTGAGCTACTGGCTGATCTTCACTGAAGTCAGTCGCGCCCTGTCTCTGACCTGCGATGCCCTCTTGGGACTTCAACAGCTCTTCGTTTTGTTCAACGAAACGAACTGGTCTTCGGGGAAGGTTATTTGACATCAATATCTCCTAGGTACAATGTAAGGCTTTTCTGGGCCTTCTTCTTTGAGCCACCACTGAACAGGCTTTGCTTTTTGCTGTGTTGCTCGCTTAACTTATTGGATGGGCTACGGTTGGTTTTTGTGGAGGAGCTTGACTGTTCCTCCTTTAGCTTAGAGCGGAGCTTCTCATCGTGGGAAGGACCCTTGTCGCCTTTAGCGCCGGTCTTAGTCTTCTTGCCCTGGCCGAGATTCTTGCCTTTCTTCTTGGCGTCTCTCTGCTTAGCCAGATAGTCGTTGTATTCAGACTGCTTGCGGAAGTAACGATACTGCGGGGAGCCGTCCTTCTCTGTGCCAGTAACAACGCGGGCAACGTAGGTGCCTCCTGCGTGCTCTCCGGTCTGTTCTTTGCTCTTGCTGAGCAGGTCTGCTCTAATGTATAAACGTTTGTCCATTAGCGTCTCCAGAAAGGCTTGGCGGGGGCTGTGCCATTATCGGGGGTGGCGTATGTGTGGTCGCTGCAAGGCTTGGGTGCAATCTCGCTAGGAGTTTCAACTCTACGAACAGGAACAACAGGAGGCTCGTGGGCTGGTCTGAGCTGCTCTTTGGGAACACCAATGCTCAAGTCTTGACCAGAAAGGTCTTCTGTGGCGAAAGGAGAGACTACTTGCTTACCCCGGCCTACACCCACAGTGTAGGCGGCGTCCATGCGCGCTCTGCGGCTAAGACCGATAACAGCAAGGGCCTTCAAGGCCTTGGCAAGAACAGAGACAGGAGCGGGCTCGGGAGCGGGCTCTGGTGTGACAATGTCGTCAGCGGGAGTAGGGATTGATTCCCTAATAGACTTGATAAGGTCGTTTGCTCGGCCTAAGCTTTTTTCGGTATCTTTCATCTTATCTTCCATCTTGTCTAGATGCTCGTAGTAATCTTTGCTCTCGGTGAGATGGTCTTTGACAATCTCTTTAGCCTTGGCTCTATCGTTGGTGTGTTCCATCTCTACCTTGATACCAGCCTTGAGCTGTACGGGGCAGAAATCGGAGTCTGGTCGGTTATCGCCCTTGCCTCCAATAAGCTTTTCGGTGCTCTTATAGGTAGTCTTACTACCGGCCTCTCCGAGAGGCTTTGGCTGTTGCTCTTTATACGGCATCTACAGAATACACTCCATTGAAGTATAACACTTAGTCTTACACTTTTCCAGGGCTTAGATACAGCTTTGGCAGTCTGGGTGTATTACTTCCCACCAAGGACTTGCGAAGATACAAGGTCTTCTCAGATTTAATGAGCTTGCCCTTCTTCTCCTGTAGCTTTTTCTTGAATTCATCCATTGTCAGTTCTTTCATACTACCGAAGAATCGGGGGTCATCAAAATGCTTCAAATAAGCAGCCTTCGCTGCCTTAGCCGAGGAAAACCCCAACATTACCTTTTGCTCATCTACTTCTTTGAACTCAGGGGCTTTGTGCTGTGTGACTACAAAAACCGTCTCTGAATCCTTCTCTGGCCCCAAGTAAATATCTACTTCATCCCCGTCAGTACCAAGGGTACTTCTGATGTACCCATAGGGGTACTTCTGTTTCGTCTTTCCTTCTTCTTCCGCGTGTGGATCATACCAGTAGCGGTAAGAGCCAGCCCTGTTCTCCACAGAAATAGGCAGGCCCTGAAAGGCTGTCCTATAAGCTAGCTTACGAGTCATCTCACACTATCTTTCCAGTCGTCTAGGTCATCCAGTGCAATCTCAAGATACTTGCCATCCGACTGAGGCAGAACTAGGGACTTGCCGAAGGAGTCGCTGTACTGAGGAGCATCAACATTGTCCTCAGGCTCTCCCTGGCCTGGGTCTCCATTTTCATCACCAGCGGCAGCCTGGGCTTGCTGCTCCATCTGGGCAGCCTGAGCCTCTGCTTGTTGGTTCTGCTGCTCCATCTGCTGTTCTGCCTGCTCTGCCTGCTGCTTCATCTGAATAGCCTGCAGGTAGGTTGGGTTCATTGGCATGTCACCATGCTCAAGGTCAGGAAGGTCATCAGAGCGGCGAACCTCGTTTAGGGTGAGGTAGGAAGCCACCTGCTCCGTGCGGAGGGTGTGCTTCTCTTGCTCTGTCAGCTCCTCAAGACCGGCGAAGTCAAATACGTAGCGGTCATCAATCTGGCTGATGATGTTCTCGTTGATGAGCTTGGCCAAGAAGCGAAGAAGAGGCTTGAGGCCTCGGTCACGAGATGCCTTGAGCTTCCACTCCTGCGAGGACTCGAACAATGGGGTCTGCGACACACCGCCCTTGAGATCGAAGTTGATCTCAGCTGGGTCGATAAGGAACACACCACATGTAATCTTGATGAGGTATTCCAACCAGGAACCATATTCCATGTCCTTGTTGGTGGGGTTGAGGTCTACCCAATCCACACCCTGCTCAGACTGGAGGATAGGAGTTCTCCAGGCGTTGTCCACACCCTCAAGGTTCGCACGCCACTGACGGCGGAACCCTTCAAGCTGGTCGGGGGTCATGGAGTCGCCCTTGAAGTTCAG